GGCCGGAAAATCCAATTCCCGGCGCCGATTCCAAAACGGCTATATTATTGGCAATTAAAGCAGCGAAGCCAATTGTGGCCGCAATCAAAGATCCTGTACAGCGCAAACAGGCCAGTGATATGATGGCAAAAACCTTCCGGGAACAGCTTCAAATTATACCCAGTGGAGTTAATCCCTATGCTGCCATGACAAAACCGGCTAAACCATCTACCGCAACAGATAGTAAGCCGGATGAAGGCGAGCTGGGGGAATACCTCAAGAAAAAATTCAATCCTCATTACAAGGATAAAAAATAAGGAGGGCTACTGATGCCTATTCAAACAATTGGAAAGACTTTGCAAATTGGTTATCCTGGCAGCTTTTCGCGTAATGCTGACTGCATTATTGCCAGCAGGGCAATCAAGGCAACTGATTCGGTTGGTCCTGCTTTTGGCGATCCGGTTATTTTGAACACTGACAATACCTATAGTAAATTTGGCGCAGGAAATACCGCGGTGCAGTTTGCCGGTGTGGCGGTTCGGGAAGTAAAGCAGTCTGTTGATTATTATAATCCTGCAGGAAGATATCTCCCGGGAGAACCGGCAGACACTATTCTTCGTGGAGCTGTATGCATTAAGATTAACAACGGAACTCCGACGGCAGGTGGTACCGTATATATCCGGATTGCCGCCAATGGCGCGATTCCTGCCGGTGTAGTTGGTGGTTTTGAAGCGGTGGCGGATGGAGCCAATACCATTACTTTGACGAATGCCGTGTTCTCCACTGGTAGTATCGACAGTAATAATGTTGCGGAAATCACGATCTTAACGAGAAAAGCATAAGGAGGGACTCGCATTGTTTAATTTTAGTAATTTTATTGGTGGCGGCAGTGCACCAACCACTACACTGCAAATACCTGGTTCACTTCGGGCGCAAGACGCAGCTACAGCTGGCGGTCTTGCGTTTTTAGTTGGGGAACTTGAAAAACGGGATCCGAAATTGCGGGAACCTATGTCGTCGGTAACCTATGCTCGGGATATTGTCATCAGAACCGGTGGAGGCTGGGTGGAAAACACATCGGCCTATAACGTCAGTTATGCATCGTCTGCTGGCGAGGATGGCGGCCTTATCGGAGGCCAGACAAACAATATTCCGATTATGCAGGCGGATATTGGAAAAGACATTTTCAAAACATTTTCCTGGGCGCACATTCTGAAAGTTCCTTTTGTGGATCAGTCTAAATTGCAGTCCATTGGCCGGTCGTTGGATGATATCTTAGATAAAGGCATTCGCCTTTATCATGATAAAACCTTGGATCGTAATGTTTATGTGGGTTTTCCGAAATACGGTACCTACGGTATTGTTAACCATCCGGGCGTGACGGCCGGATCCGCTCCTGTTGGCGCCGCCACGACAACAACCTGGAAAACCAAGACGCCTGATGAAGTACTCAATGATGTGAATTTGATTATGACTGATACATGGGCAGATTCCGAATATGACTTAACCGGTATGTCAAATCACATTTTGATTCCTCCCGAGCAGTATGCCTGGTTGGTGAAAACTCTAATCAGTAGCGCTGGCAATCAATCCATTCTTCAGTTTTTGCTGGAAAATAACATCGGCAAAAATCAGGGAGTGGATTTATTTATTGCTCCTTCGCGCTGGTGCATTGGCGCTGGTACTGGTGGCACTGATCGTATGGTGGCCTATGCAAACAACGAAGACCGCCTGCGTGTGCAGCAGACTGTTCCCCTGTCTCGCGTAATGACGGCGCCGAGTATAGAGCAGTTGGGATACTTGTCGGCATATGCCGGGCAGTTTGGACAGATTGAAGTATTAGCCTACACCTGCATCCAGTATATGGATGGAATTTAAGGAGGACTTGTTAATGCGCATTTTTACCAAAAAAGCATTTAAATTTAGAGGGGAAGACAAGGCTGTGACAACTGCAGCCTTGTCTTTTGCGGATGTGCCGGATTGGGTAAAGAAGGACCCGATTTTTCCATTGGCCGTTACTGAAGGTTCTATTGAACTAATCGAAAGCAAGGCCGATGAAAGACAGATTGAAGTAAATGGTACTACTAAGCAAGAATCGGAAACATCTGTTGAATCTGAAAAATCGACTGATCCCAAGGGAAGCGACGATAACAAAAAGACAAAGTAGGTGTTGCCTGTGCAAAATCTAATCAGTACGGCATCAAACTTGCGAGGGGGAACCAATCCCCCTTATACGCTTGATGATTTTTATGCGAATTATCCGGCGTATGGCCCACGGGAGATAGTGCCTGTAGATCCGGAGGCAGAACCAACGATTCAGTACCTTGTTGATCCGCTGATTATGCAAATGTATCTGGATCTAGCCAACGTTTGTCTGCAGGAGTCGCGTTGGCGCTCCTATTGGAAGATTGCCATGGGCTGGTTTATTGCTCACTTTTTAACGCTGTATTTGCAAAGTGCGACAAATGCTGATAGTCCGGCGGCGCAAGTGATAAGTGCCGGTCAAGCAAGGGGACTGCAGTCGTCTAAATCTGTTGGAGATGTATCTGTGTCCTATGATTTTAGCACCGCAATGAATGACCTTGATGGTTGGGCAGCATGGAAGTTGACTGTATTTGGTCAGCAGCTTGCAACTGCAGCGAAACTGACCGGTAAAGGTGGCATGTACGTATGGTAAGAGGCACGGCAAAGGTTACAAGCAGAGGCGATCCTAATATACTGAAAAAGATCATGGCCGATATTGGTAACCTTGAAGTCTATGTCGGGATTCCTGAAGAGGAAGCCAGTCGCGAAGGCGAAATTAATAACGCCGAACTGGCTTACATCCATACACACGGCATACGGGCTGGATCTATGCGTGCAGAAATGCAGCCAAATTTAGATAATGGTATGGCCTACTCCAAAGCATATGAAATGTATATTCAGTCTAACGGCTCTCCACTCTGGCATTCGCCACCGCGCCCGATCATCGAGCCTGCCATCGAAAAAAATAAGGATTCCATTGCCGATAAATTAAAACCAGCTCTTAAAGCAGGATTAGACGGTGACGAACAAGGAGCGCGGGATGGTTTAGAAAAAGCCGGTATGTTTGCCTCTGGAAAAGTTAAGGATTATTTCACTGATCCGGATAACGGCTGGGCAGAAAACAGCCCGGCTACTGTCAAGACTAAAGGCAGCGACCGGCCACTTGTTGATACTGGTGCATTGCGGCAGGCTATTACCTATGTGGTAAAGGAGCGTGATTAGATGATTAACGTTGCTGAGATTATCCACGATCCGGATTTTTGTCAGCCGTACACGCTGTACAGGAAAACGACTGTCCTGGTAGGCGGCAGGCCGCGACATACCGAAAAGATTATCCAGCGAAACGGCGTAATCACTGCGGCTACAACGAAAGACCTGCTGCAAGTTCCCGAAGGTGACCGTGTGAAGGGAATCATCGCTGTGTATGACACAGAGCCTTTACAGGTAACAAATGAAACCGGGACGTCAGATGAAATTCTTTGGCATGATGAACGGTACCGGCTATTTCAACTGTGGCCGTATAAAGATTATGGTTACTACAAGGCATTGGCAGAGCGAATTGCAGGTGATTAACTTGTTTTCAACAACGGAACAAATAGAAGATTTTTTCTGGCAAGTAACCATGCAATTGCTAGGTTACAATCCTGATGATTTCAATAACCCGGACAACCCGCCAACATTTATGCCGGTTCGTATCGCTTGGCCAACGGGCGGCGCGCCAGCCTGGAAAATATCTGAAGATGTTGTTTTTATCCGGCTTTTTACTAAAGAGGAAGACGATTATGCTAAACAAATTGATAGTATTTACGATGCGGAGCACGGCACGGTTATTAAAAAGTCAGCCCGCACACGTATATGGGAAGTGCAATTCGTTGCCTATGGACCAGAGGCTCAAACAGCTGTTAATCAAATTAAAGACGGTGTTTTCCGGCAGGATATCAAACGTCTACTGTCGGCAAACAACGTCTTTTTAATCCCTGATCTACCCCCTTGCCGACGTATGCCTGAGTTATTTGCGGGGCGGTGGTGGAATCGTTGGGATGTTACCTTAATGTTTAATGAACTGTATCACTTGCCGGATGAGGATGTGGGGCGCATCGAGTCCGTATCAGTTACAACATATAATCGATAGGAGTGTGAAACCATGGCAGTAAAAACTTTACCGCTTGAAACAGTCATTAATATTATTGTCAACCTGGCAGCCCGGTCTGCGGTACGAAAAGCGTTTGACTTGGCTTTGCTCATTGGCGATACAAATGTTATTACCCAAGCTGACCGCATAAAAATTTATTCCGGTATCAATGAAATGCTGGAAGATGGATTTATCACCACTGACCGCCTGTATAAAGCAGCAGCCCTGCTCTTTGGGCAAGCCAAGAAGCCGCAGCGTGTGGCTATCGGCTGCATTAGTATTGTCACCGAAATACCGGAGGGCGGCGGAGAACCAGTCACGCGGCCGGAAACGCCGGTGGAAACCATAGCAGCCTGCCGGGAAGCAAATGGTGAATGGTATATTGGTATCTACTGCGCAGATGCTACAAAAATTGAGCATCTTGCCGTGGCAGAATATATGGAGGCAATTAAGCCGAACAGCCTATATGCTTACACCACTAGTGACGTGGATGTGCTGACCGATGCAGACGAGAATATCTTTGCGGCCATGAAGGCGAAAAATTACCGCCGGTCTATCGGTCAGTATTCCAGTAAACACCCGGACGCTATTTGCTCTATTGTCGGCTGGGCCATGGGCGCTATGACCGGTATGGCCGGCAGTGCCTATACACTGGCCTACAGAACAGAAGTCGGCGTAGAAACCGAGAACTCATCTGGATTGTTTGCCTCCAGTGCAGTGGAAAAGATTAAGAGCAATAACGGTAATGTCTATATTAACCGCGGCAGCTATTTTGATATCTTCGAAGAAGGCACGATGGCCGATGGTACCTGGTTTGATGAAATGATTTTCCTGGATAAATACCAAAATGATATGCAGTTATCTCTGATGGACCTGTTGGTTCAAAACAATAAAATAGCCCAAACCGAAGCCGGTATGACGCAACTCATTGATGCCATAAAAGAAGTCTGCGAAACCATGCAACGGGTAGGATTTATTGAATCCGGCGTATGGAAAGCGGCGGATCTTTTGGCGCTTAAAAAAGGCGATACACTGCCGAGCGGCTATTTCATACAGTCCGATCCGATCGACGAACAGTCCCAGGCGGACCGGGACGCCCGTAAAGCGCCGCCAATATACACATCATTAAAACTTGCCGGCGCAATTCACCATGTTACCGTGCAGGTAGATGTAAACCGCTAAAGAAAGGAGGAGTTTAATATGCCAGCCTTAAAACATAGCACGTTCAGTTTCACCGACATTGACGCCACGATTTCCCACCCATCTTATGGTTCCTATACTATCCAAGGCGAGGGTATAGGCGATATGACCATTTCCAAACTAACGGACCGATCTGTCCAGGATGTGGCGGCTGACGGCAACATCATGACTTCTAAAATTGCCGGTAACAATGGTAATGTTACCATTAACGCTCAACAGACTTCTACCTTGCATAACTTTTTACAGGGTATGTTCAATTACCTATGGGTTGCATCTACCGACGAATGGGCACAAATTAGCCTTACTGTTCGGGCGCCGAAAATGCAAAAGACCTATTACTGTACCGGCGGTTGTTTTGTAAAAGAGCCGGATGAAGCTTTTCAGTCTCAGGGCCAGCGCGTAGCATGGGGAATCCTGTTCGCGGATATTCAGCGATTGCCGATTTAAGGAGGAATACAAACAATGTCAAAACGGGAAACGGAAAAAATCGTTACAATTTCCAATCGTAAATTTAAAGTTGAGAAATTTGATGCCCTAACCGGCAGTTATATTGCATTCATTCTGGCAGAAAAGTTCCTGCCTATGGGACTGGAAGCAAAGGCAGGGCTTACAAATATGCCTAAAGGAAGGGAATTGTTATCACGGCAAGAATTTGCACAGTTACAAAAAGACTGCCTTAGTGTTGTTAGTGAAAGCCTGCCCGCTGGTTCTCGACCAGTCATTGCCGAAAACGGTTTATGGGGTGTAAGCGATATTGCAAAAGATACACGCCTGGTATTACTGTTGACTGTTCATGCCCTGGCATTTAATGTCGCTGGTTTTTTCGACGGCGAAGGCTTGCAGGAATTGAAAGCAGGCCTTGCGGATATTTTCCCTGCGAATATGCTAACGTCAATGGATACGCCTACGCACCCGTAACGGCTGGCATGTGGAAGCAGCATGAAGTTTGGGACGGAACTTATACTCTGGATGATTTGATGGACGCGCATGAAATACTGGCCGTCAAGCAAGAAAATCAGCGGCGCGCGGAAGAATATGCAGAGCAACAAAGGGAGTTGAAGCATTCGTGATTGGTGAAGTGATTAAGGAATACCTGGTCAGCCTTGGCGTGCAAATTGATAGACCCGGCTTTACTCAAATGCAAAGCACCCTGAACCAGACTAGCGGTACGGTAGCTTCCGCCACATCCGGATGGACCAAAAACTTTGTTACTGCCGGAACCATCATCGGTACGGCTCTGGCCAGTGTCACTGCCTCCATCGCCGGTGTTATGACGGCAGCAGCCAAACAGGATCTGTCTATGGAGAAATACGCCAGGAATATGCTGATATCCAAAAGTGCTGCTCTGGAAATGAAAACGGCCATGGATGCGCTGGGAGAATCAGTACAGGATATTCAGCTTACGCCGGAATTGATGGGTCGCTACCGGGCGCTGGTTTCTGACGGGCGCAATATGAAAGTCGGCGGCGATTACGAAGGGACGATGAAAAATTTCCGGGACCTTATTTTTGAGTTTACCCGGTTGAAACAGGAAGCCAGTTATGCTTTGCAGTGGGTAGGGTATTACCTGATGAAACATTTGTCGAAGCCATTGGCGGATGCTAAAGAGTCGTTTCGTTCCTTTAATGATAACTTGATAAAAACAATGCCCGTGTGGACAGAAAAAGTCGCACGGGCATTGGTCTATGTGATCAATATCGGCAAGCACTTCCTGGAGCTATTAAAGTCTATTGGAAAAAGCATCTATGAGGTTTGGGATGCCTTTCCACGTGGAATTAAAATTGCCACGGCTGCACTGGCCGGATTTTTTATGCTGCTCAGGGCCTCGCCACTGGGCCGGATGCTTGCCTTAGTCAGTTCGCTTCTTCTGTTGGTCGATGATTATTTTGGCTATATGGAAGGCAAGCAGGCTGCCATGGGTTCTGTTTGGGATAAACTGAACGCCTATATGGAAATTGCCAAGCAGAAAATGACCGAATGGGGCGAGAAGCTGGAACCCATTTGGGATAGTTTCGTCGGGTATCTCGAAACAGCCAGGAGCGGCGTGGTTGACCTGGCAGGGACATTTTCTGACTGGATACAAGAAATCCAGCAATCGAAGGAAGTCAATGAATTTGTTGCCGTTATAAAGGAATTGGGCAGCGCATTCTATGACCTTGGTTCTGGTATCGTGGAGCTTGTCGCGGACGCCTGTAAGGATTTACTTGCGTCTTTCAAAGGCCACGATATCGCCACAAAATTTACCGACCTCATGGAACGATTAAAGGGCATCCTATGGGCGCTGCTTGAAGCATTAGGCGATTGTATTGAAACACTTGGAAAGTGGTTCAGTGAAATCGCCAAGTCGGAGGGAATGCAGGATTTGATTGACGCTGTAGTAGAGTTGGTTGGCGCGTTGCTGGATTTATTTAACGCCCTAATTGATCTGGTTACAGTAGCCTTTTCCGGTTTTTTTGGTGAGTTGGGGAAAACCCAGAAAGCGTATACCTTCCGGGAGGCTGTTCGTGCTGTGGTTGGTGTGATTTCGGCCATGGTCCGAATCATTGCCGATGTGATCGAGAGCCTGGCTAAGTTCTTCAAAATGATGGCTGATAATAGGCTTTTCAAAGAATTTTGGAAAGGCATCGCGCAGGCCGTGAAGGTGTTCGGTGATGTAGTATTCGGCGTAATTGCGTCTGTAGGTAAATTAGGCCAGGCACTTTTAGCGCTGGTCCGCGGGGATTATAAGCAAGCAATGAAGCTGGCGGGAGATGCATTGTTTGGTAAGGCTGAGGCCGAAGGGAAAAGAGACAATTGGCAAGGTGGTCATACTGAGGGGTTAGGCGATGGAGAAACAGCAGCAGAGCCTTATATCCAGGAGGCGGCAAAACAATATAACCTTAACCCTAATTTGTTACGAGCGCTCATTAAGCAAGAATCAGGATTTCAGCCGGGCATCGTATCCCCTGCCGGCGCAATTGGATATTCACAGTTAATGCCGGAGACTGCTAAGGGATTAGGAGTCAATCCCTGGGATCCACACGAAAATATTTTAGGTGGAGCTGAATATCTCAGGCAGCAATTAGATACTTTTAACGGTGATATTGAAAAGGCATTAGCCGCTTATAATGCGGGGCCACAGGCTGTTATAGATTATAAAGGTATACCGCCTTACGCTGAAACACGTAATTATGTTGATTTAGTATTAGCTAATTTGCAAAATTACGAGCAACGGACTGTATATGACGAACAGAGGAATAATAACAATAAGGAATCGGTAACACCTGATCAACCCGTATTAAAAAATCCACCCGAGGGTATGCATGAACCTACATGGATTGATCGGTATCAGGAATGGTGGCAACGGTTATTGCAATCTTCTGCGGGTGCAGAGTCGGACACAGCTACTTTAGCTCGACCTTCATCCTATTTAGTGAATGGTTTTGCAAACGCTGATCCAATGTTGTTGAGCAGCCTCATGGGAGGTAGTTATCCGGCATATGCGCAAAGTTCTGGAAGCGTTATTAACATCACTAATCATGTCGAAGTTGGCGGTGTGGAAGTGGCGAACACTAACGCATCGAGCCAGGAAATTGGCAGGGCTGTAGGGAAGGAAACTGTATCCAGTTTAAATGACAGAGCTACCTATGTTCTACAAAATAGGGTACTGAATGGGATACAAGCATAATAAAAAGAGCGGTATTAGTCGCTCTTTTTATTATAAGTACTTCTAGCTAAAACAATATCATAATTCAGAGCAATATATTTTTGTAGTACGTCTATAGTGTAACTTCTAGAATCGGAAAGATTAGACCATCTAAGATCATTAATTGATTTTTTACTTTCGTTTAATATATTGTTATTTCTGTCGAAATCAACGAATCTTAAAGTAGCATATTTATTATTTTTCATGTCATATATGATGCAATTGTATGAGTACAAAAATTGGTCATATTTTGTCGAATTACCGTAGTTCTTTTTATACACAAAAATTCGGTTATTAACACCATCAGGAGTATATTCTATTTTAACCCAAGCAGCAACTTTATCTGTATCTACACCATTTTTTGTATCGATAAAACAGACGCTGTTCTTATCGATGTATTCTGAGCTTAAAGGACCTTTAAAAACTAATTCGAAATCAGGTTCATAGGTTTTCACTGCTTCCGACAGCGCCGTCCCCACCCACGCGATCACGAACAGCATTGTCAACAGCGCAATCCATAGCTTTTTCATATTATCACGTTCCTTTTTATTTATGTTATAACAAAATTTAACAATAAAGGAGAATACTAATGACATGAACTCTCTTTATTTAAGTCAAAAAAATTTAGAGGAAATGATCAACTCAAAGCAGTACGTGATTACTGGCGTACTTGAAACTGGTGAAATCACGCTTTCCGTTGTAAGCCTCAACGAAAGAGATATCCTTGATAAATTATTATCATTAGAATCAGGATCTGCCGTGCCGTCGGAATGCGAGGATAAAATCATTAGCGGTTTATATAAATTATCAGAGCTTCACGGCAATAACTCAAAAGAGCTTATTAAGGCATGGGAGCAAATAACGATTAATAGCCGTACTGACGACAGATCAAAATTTGATTTTAGCTGGAAAACAGTTGAGCTTTGCCCTAAAAATGGGCTACAGATTAAGAAATTTAGAGACTATGGATGATGCGACATTTACTACCACATCAAGGGCGACAGTCCCTAAAGGCTTAACAGTTTCTTTGGTTTTGTGCCATACATCTTGGCTACGAATATTGTTTAAAAAAGAATGACCTTTTGGTGTCAAATCAATGATGTAATCGTTGCTAAAAATAATTAGATTCGCATCAGATAAATAGGCGATGTGATATTTTATTGTAGAATAATCGTAACTGGCGAAGGTAATTCTCATGGACTTGGGGAATGATGTAATTCCTGTCTCTGTCGCAAATGTCCTCTAGTGTTAGAAGTAAATCCCTGATTAAATCATAATCTAATCTCATTGTCCACCTGCTTTCAGTTTATTTTTATTATAACAAAAGTTTACAAAATAACACGGGAGGTAAATAAAATGACTATTAACGTTATAGCTGGTAGTGAATCAGCAACTAAGGAAATCGTTCATAATATTATTAAAATATTGGCATTCCAATGTCTGACAATAGAAGAAGCGAATAGGGTTATTGATGAGGTAAAAAGACAAATTGCAAGTATTTCGGTTATGAATGCCTATGAGGTGCTTTATCGCGACAACCTACCTAAATAAAATCCGATAATAAGCATAACGACCTGCCAGATACGAGGCTCCCACTTATCCCGAATGGCTTTTCTTTTTTGTTCTTGTAACGCAGGAAGATATCCAAAAGCATCGGGTTTTACGAAAACCTGCATATTATCGACTTTTATTAAATTTAATTTTTCTAAAGCCGCAAGGGCGGCCTGAAATTCGATCAAAGAAACTCCTGGAGTATCATTATCGTTCCATTGACCGAAATTTATGTTTGTATTTGGCTTTTTTGCTATTTCTAAGATTAACGTTAAAACCTTTTCATTCGTTTTTGAGTCCACAGGTATCACCTCCCATCAAAGCGATACTTCGACAAAAACCAAGATTTCCCTGTAATATCCATTAAGAAGGTGATTCAATTTGGGTGTAAAAAAAGGCCTAACCGTAGATGGCTATAACTATTTCTCAGACGTCCTCTCGGGCGATAAACAACCGGGATGGATGGATTTCTCGCAGCAAATTGCCAAACTTACTGGCAATTATGATCTCCTTAGTATGGTATCCGGAATTGCCAATCTGGATACTTTTTTATTTCGCACACCCAAATGGCCGATTGGCGGCGTTTATTTTGATGGCATTATGCGGACTGAGCACGTTAGCCGCGTGAAGCCAACACAGTACCCCGTTCAAACCGGTGTAACGATGACAGATCATGCCATCATAGAACCGGCAGAGCTAACGATTGAGATCATGATGACGGATTGCCATACAAAAAACTTTGCTTTCAATAATCCATTTTTGGACATGGCCTATCAACAACTTCAAAAAATTAAAGCTTTTTCCAACTGGTTACCCATTGACCGAAGCATTCCCGCCGGGGATGGTCGTTCAGCCAAAACCTGGATGACGCTGAAAGCTATGCAGTTATCGCGGCAGCCTATTGTAGTAGAAACGCGGTTACAGACCTACCAGAACATGCTCATAGAAGAATTGTCAGCGCCCGATGATGTAAAAACCCTGCACGCCTTAAAAGCAACGATCCGTTTAAGGGAAATCATTGTGGCCTATGTGGCCGAAACACAAACCAGTGCCAGAGTGGCGGCATATAAGAAAACGAATGGTGGCCAGGTGTCGGCACAGGTTCAGCCTGTCGATAAAACGGCACTTGCTGCGGGAAACGGCGTGATAAGAAAGGTGTTTGATAAATAATGCTATCTATTGTACCAATTCAACCGATTCCAAACCGGGTATTTAGTAGTAAAATCCCGATCGACGGCCAGAATCAAACCCTGCAGTTTGAGCTTCAGTACAACGAATTGGCCGGTTACTGGTTGGCGACCATCCGGGATGCAAGTGGCAATGACCTGCTATCTTGCTTGCCGGTTATCCCTGCGCAAAACATCCTGGAACAGTACGAATACCTTGGCATTGGCAGCGCCTATATCGTGCCAGTGCAGACCGTCAAGGAGCAATGGCCGTCATTGGATACACTGGGTAGTACCTGGTATCTGGTCTGGGGTGATACTGACGGGAGTGATTTGAGTGGCTGATGAACGGAGTGGCTGGCTCTACGGGCGTAAATGGAAAGTTACCATATATAAGCCGGCTTACAAAACCACAAAAAGTGTTGATGGTGCAACATCTATCACCACTGAGGACCCGGAACACAGTACCGCTGTTGATGTTTCCTTGCTGCGCTGTGTGTTCAAAGTGGAATCTCAAATAGAAACACAGGTTGCTGTCTGTACGCTGGAAGTGTACAACATGAACCCTACCACCGAAGGGGATATCATCCGGGAAGGGTTTCAGGTATCCATTGAAGGCGGCTATGAAGAAGGCCAGTACGGTGAAATTTTTACCGGTGACATCGTGCAAGTCATTCGAAATCGGGAAAACGGCATTGATTATAAGCTGGAAATCCTGGCGCTCAGGGGTAGCAGTATGTTTGACTTGAATTATACCAAATGCAGCATCGCTGCCGGCAGCAAGCCGCGGGATATTATTGACGCACTGACCCGGAATGCCCGGCAAACGATTACCATAGGAGAAATCAGTCCCAATCTATCCGAACAGACCTTACCACGTGGTAAGGTCCTTTTTGGTACACCTAGCAGTTATTTGAGAGATTTGGCCATTGGTAATGATGCTTACTACTGGGCCGGTGAAGATGGAAGTTTGATAGTTAAAAAAATTAGTGATGAAATCCCGGCGGATCAGGTTTTAGTTTTGTCACCAGGGGATCCCAACAAAGACAAAAATGATAAAGCATATTATGGTACCGGCCTTATTGGTACTCCTCAGTACGGCGATGATGGTATCCATATAAAAATGTTGCTTGATTGCCGGATAAAGCTATTGTCGCTCATTAAAATTGATAACGAATGGATCAGGAGATCCCTGCTTAGTCTCAGTGTGGGCGGTGGAAACAACAACCTGGCCCAGCAGAGCCAGTTCGACCAGGATGGCGAATACCAGGTTTTTAAGATGATCCATCAAGGCGACACTTGGGGAGACACATGGACAACTGAGGTTGTCGGTATTGGTCGAAATGGCAGAGGCGGTCTTTTAGTATCTCAAGAAACTGCCGAACAAACCCCGCGTTAGGAGGAATGCCCTATATGCCAAAACTCAACGAACGAACACAAGATCCGGTCGAACTGTATCAGCGTTTTCGTGATGCGATTCAGTCAGGAATGCGCGTGGCTGCACCCGGTATGATTCAGTCGGTAGATCTTGAAAAACAGACTTGCACTGTACAGCTCGCCATCCGGGAAAAACTTAATTTTAACGGCAATTTAGAATGGACGGAAATTCCGCTGCTTCTAGATGTGCCGCTTTTTATTTACTCTGGCGGTGGCTATTGCATGACATTGCCTATTCAGAAAGATGATGAATGTCTGGTTATCTTCGGTGACAACTGCATGGACTCCTGGTGGCAGTCGGGTGGCGTGCAGAATCAGATCGAGCGCCGGCGCCATGATTTGTCTGATGGCTTTGCTATTGTTGGTTTTCGGAGTCAGCCACAGACGGTAAAAAACTATTCTACTAATACAGCACAGCTTCGCAACGCTTCTGGCAGCGCCTACATTGAAATTGCAGGGGACACGATTAATATTGTCTCATCCAACACCACGATAGACGGGCGGTCTTTTCTTGGTCATACCCATGGCGGTGTAGAGCCTGGCGGCGGCAAAACAGGGGGAGTGACATGATCTACAGAAAACTTGACGAAAACGGCGACTATGTATTTGGCCGGAATCAGAACAGCTATCTGCAGGACGCCAGCGCCGTTAATCAGGCGGTTGTAACCCGGTTACGGCAGCTCATCTATGAATGGTGGGAAGACCTCGAAGACGGGATTCCGGTTTGGCAGAAGATTTTAGGCAATCGCAACAAGCAGGAGGCTGAACAGATTATCAGGGAACGAATTCAGAAAACGAAATATGTTAAAAGCATTCTGTCATTTGAACCTACTTGGGATAATGAAACCCGAACGCTTACCATTCAGACTTCGATTGATACCGAATTTGGCCAAACGGACATAAACGAGGTGATATAATGGCCTATTTCGCTCCCTACATTGATGATGCTGGCTTACACATTCCATCATACAACGATATTCGCGATGACTTAATTTCTGAGTTTAAACAGATTTACGGTCAAGATATCTACCTTGATAATGACAGCCAAGATTATCAAATGATGTCCGCATTTGCCTTGAAAAACTATGATACCATGCAACTATTACAAATTGTCTACAACAACCGAAGCCCAAAAACGGCGGTAGGCAGCGCTCTGGATGGGGTGATCAAGCTGAACGGTATCAAACGTAAAGCAGCCAGTTATAGCACCTGCGTTTTAACCCTTACCGGTACTGTTGGCGCTACGATTATCAACGGCGTAGCCGAGGACGACGCCGGCATGAAATGGAACCTGCCGGATACGGTTCCGCTGTTAGCCAGTACATATCAGGTTAGCGCGGCCTGCACAGAGATAGGGGCCATTGAAGCGTCACCCGGCACAATTACCAAAATTGTTACGCCTACTAAGGGCTGGCTGTCTGTTACAAATGCCGTGCCTGCCGTTGTAGGGGCGCCAATAGAAATTAATGAAACGCTCCGGCAGCGTCAGTCAGTAAGTGTAGCTATTCCCAGCCAGAACATGTTGGAGGGGACTATCGCCGGTATATCCGCCATTGCAGGTGTAAATCGGTACAAAGTGTACGACAACGACAGCAACGTGGCTGATGATAATGGTATTCCCGGTCATTCCATCGCCGCTGTTGTTGAGGGCGGTCTTGACGCAGAAGTGGCCGAGCAGATTTATTTGCGTAAAGGACCGGGAGGCGGCACTTACGGTGACGTAGGTGTGGAGTATATCAAATCGGATGGCTTGCCTGTCATCATCCGGTTTTTCCGCCCGAGTTATGGTGTGATTGACGTTGCCTTTACAATCAAAAAAAATGCCGGATATGTCTCAGAAATAAAAACAAAGATCGAGGCAAAGATCAAGGCTTACATTGAGAATCTGGATATTGGGACGGATGTCACCATAACCGGCGTTTTAGCGTCTGTGCTGTCGGTTATTGAAAACCTATCTAAACCGCCGTTCTCTGTTGTATCGCTTATGATTGGTCGCCAGGGAGGAACGCTGGACAATACGGATATTGATATCTCTTTCCGGGAAGTCGGCGCGCTGGGGACGATTACAGTAACGGAGGTGTAAATATGGCCCTAAAAGACCGATACTTAAACCTCATTACGAACCAGCACCGCGATAAGCCCAAATACATGGCCATGCTGTCGGTGCTTCTGCAGCCGAGTGAGGATATTTTTACAGTTGGAGTCTACTTAGATGACGAATTTGATCTGGATAATGCGGTAGGAAATCAGCAAGATATCCTTGGGCACATCGTGGGCCAGGAGCGTACTCTTCCCTTCCAGCCAGACAAAGGGTTATCCCCTGTCCTTGATCAGTACGCATACCGCAACTTGCTAAAGGCGAAAATCGCTAAGAACATGTGGAAGGGCCGCGTGGAAGACTTAAAGACAACCTGGTTGAATCTATTTGGAAAACCCATTATCATCCAGGATAATCAGGATATGACTATTGATGTGGTCGTTATCGGCGAATTCGATCAGATTACCAAGGATATGATTTTACATGGGCTAATTGTCCCAAAGCCGCAGAGCGTCGGCATTAAATATTGGTTTGCCGATGATGCTGTTTTTGGTTATGACATGGAAACGAGTATGGTAAAAGGTTATGATCATGCGGCGTGGATGACGCAAGAATTACTGCCGAGTTTTGCTTATGATTTGGAAGATGAAGAGCAAAAACTGTTTGGGTATAACCAAGGCTATTGGACGTAAGGAGGGAAAATAATGGCACAAACAAATTTTAAAGTATTCAATGAAGAAATGAGTTCCGACAGGACTTTTAATGATTCCGAATACAGCCTGGCCACGCAGAGGCAGGGCGGAGTAATCCCCGGCATGGCATTAAGCCGGCTACACAATAAATTGTATCGACAATCTACCGCCATGGCTAAAGCGATTGCAGACTTTTTGGTGGTTCAAGGTTATGACGCCATGGATAACAATATTGAAGGTATCACGCTGGGGCTACGAACTGCCATTGAGGGGATTATAGCAGATAAGACTGCAGGGATGGGTATCAACACCCTGAAACGCAATCATATCTACGCCGTTGGTGACGTAGCCTTTAGTCCCAATCTGCCGACATGGGCGCGGTTAGACTGCATTGTGGCCGGGACAACAGCAGAGGTGGAGTCAACGTGGGGAACGGTGATCGAAGGGCAGCAGATTGTTGATGGTAGCGCGACATGGCTTATCGCTGATGTCAAGCATGCGTTTTACGGGTAAGGGAGGGGTGATGATATTGGAAGAGAGTTTATTTTGCCGCTATTGTCCTTGCGCGGGCTGGTGCGATGGAAATCAAGATAGTAATCGGCAGCTTACAGGGTATGAATTTATACCAGATCCTGACCATTGCAAGGAAATGTTTAAACGAGAGACAGAGATCACGTATAACACCTTTTTGCAGGCTGTTTTTGAGCTGCACGGCAGCACGGTAAATAAGGATTGGCATAGATTTTTAGAAAGCGAGGTGAGTGACGATGAAAATTGTATGCCTAGGCGATAGCCTAACAGCTGCGTATGGATCATCGGCGCAAATTCCAGATATGGCGGCAGCCGCTCCATACAACTGGGTAACGCTGCTTAACAATTCTACGGCTGATCAATATATCAACTCTGGAGTCAGTGGAGAAAGAATTGATCAGATGCTTGCGAGGTTTAGCACCGATGTGCTGGCAAAATCACCAGATACGTGTATTATACTTGGGGGGATCAACGATCTATTTCAGCGAAAAACAGTGGCCGAAACTATCGGGAATATCTCTGCGATCGTGAATCTTTGCAAAACCAACAATATAACACCGATTGTGGGAGTTCCGATCCCGGAATGGACTTTCGCTTGGCGGTTTACCGAGGGTTTTGACGCGGGAAATTATTCGCCTACAGAATACAATTTCTACCTTGAGCAATCGGGGGAAATGTCCGCGTTAAGAGAAGCGGTTCGGCAGTATTGCTTGCAAAACAAGGTTATTTTTCTGAATTTGTATAACACTGAATTCTTGACCTCGCCAACCACACAAGATTCGACTTGCTACCTGTCAGATAAAATCCATCCTAACGAAAAAGGTTACCGGATTATGGCAAAGCATATCGCTAGCACTATCGCACTCATTAAACATCAAGTCATTCGGGCCGCGCATATTGCCAACCTCCGAACAGCGCTTACGGCGGAACTCACGCGCCGAGGAATGAGCAGCCAGGCCACTTATGCGGCAGATCTAACCATAGGAAAACCTATCAAAGCAGTGCATGTACAGGAGCTCATGGATAAGCTTACGAATATAAAAACGGCGGTTTACACGGATAATCCAATTATTCTAAACAGGACAACAGTAAAGGAATTACATCAAACAGAGATATCAGTAATGACTGATTTGCTGGCAAGTTATCCAAAGCAGGGCGGAATCACAAGCTGCAATACAAGTTGCACCGGATTATGTGTATCTTGTACCGGATCATGTACAGGTGGTTGCACAAGCTGCACTGGCTGCAGTGGTTGCGGTGCTAGCTGCAGTACCAATTGTAATAATGATTGCTATACTGGATGTCATGGAAGTTGTAAATTTTGGTGCAATAGTTGTAATGCCACGTGTACAGCTGCTTGTGATAGCACCTGCGCATCTTCTTGTGCAGGTAATTGTAACCAAAATTGCTCTACCGGATGTACGTGGCAATGTGCTGCAAACTGTTTGACTTACTGCGAAGCGGCTAATCTTGCGATAAATCATTAAAAAAAGGAGGGATTAGTTTGTTTGAAGCGAACAAACTTGATGTTTTGGCCAATTCAAGAGTGGTAACATCATTGTTAACGGGGGAGCAATATTCTACAATTTATGATAATTACGTGAGCGATATTGGGAATATAGATAAATCACGGCTTATTTATAATTTTTATTTGCTCATCAATAAGTTGCAGCAGGAACATATTGCTTTTTTTGACTACTTGGTAACGCAAATGCCGGATAATGAAGCGGAAATAATTCTTACGAAGTTAATGCTCTTAGCTGATGGAAAAAAATTAGATGAAATAAAAGAGTTGATTGACTATTATTATACAAAATTTCCTGTTTGCAAAGATATTCTTTTGATTGAACTTGACTATTTAAGCCACAATTTCAGCGATAATTTGGACAAAATTCAAACGCTATTAAAGAAAATTGATGCTCTTTCTTTGGAGGAAACAAATGCTTAAATATTTTAGACGTCCACAGCAAAATGAACTAGCTGATAACCTAACCTTTATCGTTACCGATGACTGCAACCTGCGCTGCCGATATTGCTATCAAACAGATAAACAGCCACGCGATATGAGTGTTGAAACAGCTTTGCAAACAGCAGATTACTTTTTTGATATATACCAAAATAAGTATGACAAAGTAGTATTTGACTTCATTGGAGGTGAGCCGTTCGTTAGAATTGATCTTTTAGACAATGTAATTCCATACATGATAAAGAGATTCGAGCGGCAAAAAGCAAATGGTAAATGGAAGTCGATGCTGCTGGGATTTTCCACGAATGGTACCTGCTTTGGTGATGAACGGGTGAGGGATTTAATCGCAAAATATGGGAATTACATGTCTGTCGGATTGAGTCTGGATGGTGTAAAGGCCATCCATAACTACAACCGCGATAATTCATTCGATGAGGTAATGCGGTGGTTTGCGTACTGGCGGCAAACCTTTCCTAGGTCCAGTACTAAGTCAACATTGAACCACGAAGCAATACCCTATGTATTTGAAAGTATAAAATTCTTGACCAGTACTTGCCTTAATGAAATCTACATGAATACGATATATGAGGATTGTTGGCAGGAGGGGGACGATCAGATATTTTATGATCAACTCAAACAAGCAGCCGACTATATACTGACCAACAAAATCTACAAACAAAAATATGTATCTCTCTTTGATACCAATATGTTAGTGGATGCAAATACGGACTGCAACTGGTGCGGTACCGGCAGTTGCATGTTGGCGGTGGATTATCAGGGTGATATATTCCCGTGCATGAGATTTAAGACATTATCCAAAATGGAACCACTGGCAATTGGGAATATAAAGGATGGTATTGACTATAAAAAGCTACTGCCGTTCTATTTCTGCCACAATACGAAAAACAAACCAGATTGCGAGAACTGCGAAGCCCGTCAGGGCTGCCCGAACTGCACTGCATTTTGTTATAACGAAACGGGTAGCATCTTTGACAGGGTATCGTATATGTGTAAAATGCATGTCGCGCGCAAAAAAGCCAATGAATACTATTGGAATCGGATGGCAGAAATCGAAGGAGTTAATCTAGCGGAATTGTTAATAACAGAGCTAGACTCTATTCTTATGGGGTGATTTATGAATAGATCAAGGGAGCCTTGCTGACTTATGTCAGTATTTTTTATGTTTATTTTGATGGGAGTGGAGGTCTTAGAATGGTACAAGAAGTGTGCATGGAACATAGTGGGCAATGCGAAGCAATCTCGACACTTAAAAAGAATGATGCTGATATTTTTAAGCGTCTGCGCGAGGTGGAAATGGCTGTATGGAAAGCCGCAGGAGTTAGTGGGCTAGCAACAGCCATACTAGTCGTCGTGTTGGAAAGGGTGATGAAATGATAACCGAATATCAGATTGTGTTATGTGCCGCTGGGGTAATCCTGGCGGCTAATATTTTGGCTATGGCGCTGTTTGTGCTGTATGCCAAAATGCCCGAAAGCAAGATAAAAGAGACAATTCGAAACATCATTTTTGAGTTAGACCGATTTGCGGACAACATGGAGAACGCTGAAAAACGCCGGACAGCGATTCAGCAGATCAACGAGGTTTTGGGATGGCGCCGCGTTTTGGTACCAGGTGCGCTCATCGGCTGGGTAATTGACGCGGAAGTGGCCGCTATTCGCAAAATGCAGCAGACTACAGATTGTCCAAATTTACATGAGGAGAGTGATGGTAAATGAAAATATTTATTAACCCCGGCCATGCGCCGGATGGTAATCCAGATCCCGGAGCATGTAATCCAAGCACCGGACTACGTGAATGTGATGTGGCGGCAATCATTGGTGCGAAGACCGCCGAATATCTAAATGCGGCCGGATATGAAACGCAAGTGTTGCAAAGCGATTCGCTCAGTGAGGTTGTGGGTACGGCCAATGCTTGGCCGGCTGACGCATTCGTAAGTATCCATTGCAATGCAGCCAATACGACAGCCCGGGGCGCGGAAACTTGGTACTGCTACAATTCCGGTGCAGGAAAAAGATTGGCGCTGCGCATCCAAAGTCAGATCGTCAACTCACTTCTGATTGTCGATCGTGGAGTCAAGTATGCCATGCCTGGTCGAAACGGTCTGTACGTCCTGACCAATACGGATATGCCGGCGGCACTCGTGGAAACGGCGTTTATTGATAACGCCGATGACGTGCAGCTGCTCGCTGATCCGGAGCGACAGAACGAGTTGGCCCGGGCGATTGCCAGAGGAATTAGTGATTATTTTTCGTGAATAACTCAATATTCCGCACCGCTTATTAAACTAGGCGGCTTAATTTTTTTAATAAGGAGGCATAAGGGCATGATCAACCTGGAGACTGGCAAATCATTTATCGCAAATAACTGGAAATACCTTTTAGGCATGATCGTAATTGTAGCCGTGCTTTGGTTTGGCTGGTCGGAGTGGCAGGACTATAAAAATAAACCGATCCCGGCGCCAACCAACACGGTAGTAACACTTCCGCCGCAAGTCATCCATACCAATACTGAAACCGTACGAGAGGTAGCGGTGCAAGCTCCAAGCCAGCAGGGAGCCGTTCTGACGTTCGTGGAGCGCCAAGGGAAAATGATT